CCAGCAACCATTCAAGCCATCTTTACCCATGTGATAAGCGATACCCATCAAAACAAGTTTGGTTGAGCCAGTAGCCTGCGAATGGTGCAGAACAGCAGTCATTTCAACAGTAGACATAGTAAGATTCTCCTTAGACGGTCTCTGTTGCGGTGGCCGAGCCGTTAGGCTGCTCCTCTGTCGTTTCTTCCTTTCCGACAGGGGAGTTCTTCATTCTCTGAGCCAACTGCCCACCAAGGGTAAGAATTTGTTGCACAATCACAGGGTCGACGGATGACTCTTTGGACTCGGTGTAAAGCTCACGAAGTTCATCCAAGTCGTCTTTACCAAACGCAACCTGAGCCTGTGCCAGGAGAACCCGACCACGCTTAGACATCTCAGCTGATGAGGCACGCTTTTTAGATGGTGAGAGTTCGCCACCCAGTAGAGACAATGCTCGACCAGTGGCAGACGTGGCACAGTTCTCGACAGCCGAGGTGGCGTTGATACCGGTCTTGGTAATTGGTTCTTGAGCGAAGTCGGTAACGTCGGGTAGTTGCTGGTTGGCGTTTTTCCATACCGAGCATTTGATTATGACTTCAGTTTCGTTGGTGAGAACGATGTCGTTGAAGATGCGGCCGTCTGGGTAAAGTCTCCAGAAGATTTCGATTCGTTCTTGAACGGTTTGGTAATCGGCTAAATTGAATGCCATTATGTTTCCTTTGCGATTGCGGTGGAAATGAAGAAACCAGACACCGATGGGGGTAGGTGTCCGGCTTCCCCATCTAACAAGCGGAGGGACTTGTTAGTAGGCAGTGTAGCAAACTATTTCGACATTATGCCAATTATTTCTTTTTCTCCGTGTCGCCTGGCATCGAGCCGACCGTCCGGACGACCATTACCAGTTCAGCAGCCTAACCGCTTACTTCTTTTTTTCCGTGTCGGCTTTCACTTTCTGGATACCAGTGTTGATCGCTTCATCGAATGCTTCATCCGATACGCCACCCTTACCGGCATACTCAAACAAGATAGCAACAGCGATCACCATGATTGCTCCAGTTGCACCGATAAGAGCTGCATCGAATGGCGACATGCCACCAACGGATCCTGCGGCAATAAATACGATGCCCGAGCCAACGGCGAACGCCAATACTCTTAGTGCACGTTTGATGTGTTTTTTCATAGTCCAAGTCTCTTCCAGGTTGATTCGTTTACGACACCATCAACGACGATGCCTTTTTTAGTTTGGTAAGCCTTTACTGCTTTTTCAGTTATCGGGCCGAAGTCGCCGTCAGCTGTAACTTTGAGAGCGGTCTGCAACTTCTTCACATTTGAACCCTTAGAACCCCTGCTGAGCGGTTGAAAGGCTTTAGGTGGCACAATCACACTCTGGACAGGTGTCGGGGCTTCTACGGGGCTTACAGGGCTTTCTGGGGCTTCGTAGTGTTCTGGAGCCAACGGCATTTCAGTAAAAGGTGTTTCAACTTCGGTAGCCGGTGCGACAACAGATTCTTTGGCCACAGGTTCAGCAAACTTGAACGGAGTTCCCCAGCCAAGAATGACACCCTTGCCGGTCATCAACTTGGTTACTTGCTTTGTTTTGCCCTGATTAGCACCAAACGCAATCCACAAACCATTCTTGGCAACCGAGTGAAACATCGCAACGTGATCGCAACCACCATCGCCATTCCAATCATAAATAACTGCATCGCCAGGTTGTGGCTTACCCTTACGCCAAGTGCCATTCTTCTTCATCAGGCCCACAAGCTCGGAGACCCAAATGTATTTAGTCATTTTGCCATTGGCAACATAGGAATAACCTGCGGCACAATCACCGAGTTTCGGGTTCTTCTTTAGCCACGGCAGTTCTTTTCTGGCTTTGCCAACCATTGAACGCATGGTGGCTAGGGCTTCTTTACGAGTTGGCATTACGCTCCTACTGATTTGATAATGATTGCGACGATAACGGACGACACACCTGCACTAAGTAAGCCTGTTAGCCAGGCACTCGACCATCGGGCTTTTTCAAGTTCACGGATACGAGTTTCGTGGTCGGCTACTGATGTGATACCGGCTTTGATGTCTGCTACGTCTTGAACGAGTTGAAGAAGTAGAGCTGTTTGGCTACTCGGTCTCTTCGGCTGATCCATTGGCTACTTCTTCGATAACTAAATCGGTAATGATGTTGCCGCACTCAGCACACTGGGTAAGTTCGACATCGGAAATAAACTCGGATGTTTTTCCTTTGTAAGAACATCCTTGGGTTTGGCAAGTGGCTTTGATTAGTTTCATATTAACTTCCTGCGGCGGTTGATGATGTGGCTTGCATGGCTAACCAACGAACGGTGGTCGATGCGGTTGATGCACCAACTCGGAACATGTAAACGGTCATGGCGGTTGTGCTGGTTACGTTGACGTGGGTTACGACTGGTGTGGTTGTGGTTGTGGCTTCGGCTGTGGCTACAACGTAAGGGTTAACTGTGAACCCGGATAGATTTGTTACGTTTACCGCACCATAAGACCAAGATGCGTTGCTGGTGAGTGAAACGGTTGAAGTTCCAACCTGTGTCTTGTAAAGAACACCGTCCATGATGTTGGTGTTTAGTTGTGCAGCTGTAAGTGTGTTGCCTGCTGTGAATGAGAATCTGCCCGACATTTATAAGCCTTTCCATAGTTGATACGTTGTTTGCCAATCGTCTGGCGTGATTGTGTGGCTGGTGCCAACGATCGTGTGGTAGTAAGTTCCGCCAGTGAATGCTGGTGTTGTTTTGACTTCTTCAGCGTTGAAGTAAAAGTTCACAGGATAAAAATACTCTGAACCACCGCCAGCAGGGTTATCAAAAACAATTTCTTGGTAACTTCTTGCTGTTCTTACAGTAACTTCTGTTGGCTGAATCTTCTGGGTATACTCGGAGATTTTGTCGGCTATGGTTTCTAAAGCCAATGTTGGAACATCTAAAGTTGCTGTGTAAATTGTTGGGTTGCCTAAAATGCTGGCACTAACAGTTCCGTATGAGTAACTTGCTGAAGAATTAGACAAGTCAAAAGCGGTTGGTAGGTTAGCACCGTCTTGTCCGAAGATAATGTTGGTAGTTATGTCGTCAGGTATTAGTCGGCCAAGTTCAGAGTTTGCTGAAACAGTGCGGCCATAAAGACTTCGGTTTAGGTAAACAGTTGGCCCTGATTTGTATTGGTAAAAGAAACCGCCGGCTTCAGCAACTTCGCCTTGAATGTATTCGGTCATCAATTCACCAAAAGTAGTTGTGTAAGTTCCACCAAATTCCCAGCTGGTTCCAAGAATGGCAAACAAGTCAAAGTCTAAATATTGTGAAATCTGGCCGGCTGTTTGAGCAGCAACAAAACCTGCTTCAATGGCGACACCTTTGGAAACACTTTTAGTAACAGTAATAGGAACGTTTACTGCAGCACCCGAAACATCGGTAGCCGAAATCGTCAAATTAGTTACCAGGTTGATTGGATCAACATTGATGTCTAAATTATCGATTTGTCCAATAAAGAAAACAGTATTTTTACCAAAAGTGCTGTGGTTAGTGCTGGCTTCATTTTTCAACGTCAAAAAGATTTGTTTACCGTTGTAAAGCTCTTTTACCAAAGAGTCAGACCATTCAACAATCTGAGCAGACAAAGACATTGTCGCAGGTGCAAAAGTAAAGAAAACACCTTGCTCTGGTCGTTGGCCGTCGTCAATTTGAATGTTAGTTATTGCTAGGTCTAAGACTTCAAGTGAACCAACATTGCCCACAGCACCCAGAACGTCTGTTCCGTTCAGCACTGAGAAGTCCAGGCGAAACTTACCGGCAACAGGTGTGTAAGTCCAAACCTGCCAATCAGTAGGTAAATAAGTTCTAGAACGTGTAGGCATTAGCGGAGCAAACTCTGCAAACTAACACCCTTAGAACGTGCTGAACCCTGCAAGGATTTGATAACGTCCTGAGCGTTTACTGATGGTGCGTTGACTGTGATGTAAACAGGTGCAGTAGTGCTTGTTCTTGTTCCCACCATTTCTGCAACACCTGGTATGTATTGTGCAGCCAAACCTGTAACACCACTAAAAGGGTTTAGTTTTTCTGCAACAAAATCAATACCTTTGAAAAGCGGTTGCAATTTGTCTACATTTTCAATCAAACCAGTTATTGCATCGGCAATACTCAAAACTTTATCTAAAAATTCTTGCATGGCGGTCTGGCCAGCAGGGCTTTGAAAGTAACTAAACATGTCGCCAACAGCAGTTGCAAACTTATCCATTTGTTTTGTTGCTTCAGGCGAAGTCAACCAGGTAGATAGTTTGTCGATAAGTGGCAACAACGCTGTGCCAATCTTTTCCTGAAACTCACCAAGCACTACGTTGATTCGAGCAAACGGATCGTTAGCACCAGCAACCGCCGCCAAACCTTTGTATTTCTCGTCGATAAAGCCAAGTCGGTTACCGGCATCTTTTAGACCAGGTATGAGCTTGTCAAGTGCTGTTTTGTTGCCACCAAGGTATTTGGAGTAAGCCTGAGCAACTAGGTTGATGTCTTTGCCTGTGCCAGCACTAATGTCCAAGACTCGGTCGAAAGACTTTTGTGCTTTGGTTTGGTCTTTTGTTACTCGAGCAATTTTGGCAAATGCTGGGCGTAGGTCGTCATCGACGATACCGGTCAGGTAGGAAATCTTGGTGATGTAGTCGTCTACACCTTTGATTGTTTGGTCTGTGGCTTTCCAGTTTTGTTCAAGGGTCTTGTTTAGCAGGGCCATCGACTTACGATCTTCAGCAGCTGCTTTACCCATGTCGATAAGAGCATCAGCCAGGCTAGTAATACCAGCTAAAGCAATACCAGCAAACGCTGCACTAATCGCACCGCTAATCTTCTTAGCGTTCTTCTCGAAGATGTTTAGTTCTTTAGTCGCACCACGAGTGGACTTCGCCAGGTTCTTATACGAACCAGCGATAACTACTTCAGCGAATAGTTTGTTGGCCATTAGATAAGTCCTCTTAAATCTGTTTTAGGTGCGATGGCTTCCCAAAAGGCTGCCACTTCACTAACTGTTAGCGAGTAATAAGTTGCCGGAGTTTGCTGGAATTGGATGCAGAAGTTTGCCATTCGTTCCGTTTGCTTGCTCCGTATTACTCTTTTGGGTCGTCTTCGTCAGCACCCATCATGCTTGTGAGTTCCAAAACTGTTTTGTCGCCCATTTCTTCCCAGGTAACAACTTCACCACGGCTACGAGCTGAAAGATAAGCGATGGCTCGTTTACGATACGGAGATTTGTTATCGCCTTTGAAAAGGTCTTCAATTAAGAAGCCGGTTTCAATTTCAACCTGCTCAATAACTTTGATTGGAATGTTGTCGAAGTTCATTTCATTTCCTTTACTACCACCATTTTTTTACGCTTGATGGTGGTTCATACTTGTCGATGAGTTTCTTCATCTCACTAACGTATTTCGCTAGAATTTCATCTCTATTGTAACCAAGGGCCCTAGACATAAAAGGATTCGGCTTGATGTTCTTCGTGATGAAGTTGTTTCGATCGTAGAACCATCCCCAGTGAATAGGGTTGGCATACGGCACTTTGGCCATACCTGCACGAATTTTGACGTTGGTTGTTGCTTTAGACAACTTGATTGTTGCCCGCAAAGCACCTGAACGAACCGGAGCGATGTTCTTAGCCGTTCTTAGGACGGGAGTTCCGACTGCTTCATTCGCCGCAATAATGGCTTCGACTGGAGCTCCAATGGCTTTTAAAGCCTTTAGCATTTGAGCATGGCCATCTACATAGAGAGCTTGTTCGTTTGCTTTAGGTTTGTAAGCCACTGGAGCCGCCTAAACGAATTACGGAGTGATGTCGATGGTTAGGCCGTAGTAAAGTTTGCTGGCTACATCTAGACCAGTGTTCTTTACTCGCAAGGTAACCGAGAATGAAACTTCTTCGTTTGAAGTTAGCGATAGTGGTGGTAGTTCGTTCACAATCAGGGTGCCGGTGTATGCAGGGTTGTCTGCACCAATGGTTCCGCCGCCTGGGTTGATGATGAATGGAATTTCGTTTCCAAACTCAGCGAACAGCAAACGGTTCAGTGAGTCGCCGTCCTGTGAGTAGTAAGCGTCGATTTGCATCGCCCACTCGCCGTCTGGACGGACTTCAGTGAACGCCTGAACGCCACCAGGAGCGTCGCCAAGTGTTAGTTCGACCATGTTTACCTGTGGAGCGTAGTCAACACCGTCGATGGTTAGAGTGATGTTTCTTGCAATCACTCTTGGGATAGCAATAGCCATTTTGTGTCCTTAAAGGGTTATGCGGAGATCTACAGAAATGTTAGCTGCAAGAAACTCTGCGTTGTTGGTTTGTAAAGCGTATGGTTGGCCCACACTGGAGACGTGAGCGTAGCCTGGGTTGCCGTTGAGAATGGTCTCAATCGCTAGGTCTAAAAGTTCCGTTGACTTCACGTTTACAGCTGTTGCTGAAATAACCATGAGTTCAAGGTTCATTAGGTATTCGCCGTCAACTGTTACCGGGGTTAGGTATGGTGAACCCGGCCCGATGATAACTGTTGGTGGCACTACTCGTTCAGGAATGTAAGCCGAAACCCGCAGACCAAGAGCAGTCAACGCAAGAGCGTATTCTGCCTTGGACGCAGTGATCTCGTTTACAGGCATTTAGCACCCGTAAGACGTGTATGGCCGTAGGAGTTCCCTAGCGGCGTTCATAGGGTCTTTAGCGGCACGGATAGGGTTTCCATCCATTGACGCAAATTGGGTAACACCTTGGGGCGACTGGCGACGATAGAAGAGTTCGCTTGAAGCCATGAGAGTTGCGTTGTCCAGGATTGTGCTAGGCACAGTCGCCGTTCCAACAAACTTGGTAACCAAAGCAAGACCAGCGGTCAAGCATTCAGAAACAAAGTCGCTTGTCTCATCCGTGCCAATGTAGGCACGAAACTCTTCTATCGTTACAGCCATTAGTCGGACTAAGCGGTGAAGTCTAGCTTGACGATTGCAGACTCGAACGGAACAGCGATAGCTGCGAAG